ACACGTACCACACCATCTTTGTCTACAGGAAACTCAGCACCAAGATTCAAGGGACCCACTGTGGTGTCATCTGAATCTGATACGAGAAACGTCTTTGCACCAATTGGAGCTGGATTGTTTTTAGCAATTCCTCCCCACCTACTAAGTTGATTTTCTAACATATAGTTTTGATTTAATTTAGCTTGAGGTATTAAGCTGCCTCTTGCTCAGCTTTGACCTTTAGGTCTGGTTTAAATTGAGTGTTCGTTCGCAGAAAATAAGTCTTAATCTCTATAGTCAATTTCCTGTCTAAGTTTCTTTCTATTACAAGTTCCGCATAATGGTTGAATGTTCTCAATGGTATTGATACCACCCAATGCAAGTGGGAAAATATGATCAACAGTAAGAACAATTTCAGGTTCTTGTTTTCCGCAACAAAGACATTTGTGATCATATTTCTTTTTAAGTGCCTGCCATTCTTCTCTTGTAAAATGTTCCTCGAGACCCATTCTTTTTGCTCTTTGTTTCTGTGTCTGAATTACTTTCGGTTCACGCATTCGTTGTCTATTCTTACTAATCCATTCTCTACGAATCTTTCTTGCTTTTTCTGATTTATCATATTTTTTAATAGACTCTTTGCGTCGTTCGGGGTTATTTTTGATATAATCTTGTTTATATCTTCGAGCTTTATCTTTGTTTCTTTGTTGCCACGCCGAGACCTCACATACATGAGAGCACCAACTTCTTTGCCTACCATGAAGTTTACTGCCACAGTATTTACAAGTCTTTTCGTAAATCACGCGTGAATTTCTTTTACTCATAGTATTTTGTGATTTATAGGTTAGTATACTATGATTGTACTTTAATCTTATTTATTGGTCAAGACTTCTTTACTACGAACGAATTTAACTCAATTTTCAATGTTCCTTTTTTGCTTAATTTATCTAGCTATCTATGCAGTAGCGTCGCCGCTTGAAAAGCGAATCCATCGTCCAGTTACGATTCCAATTCCGTAACCTGCACGTACACCAAAATTCCAGTCGTCCGTACTAAATTCTTCTCCTGCATTCAAATCAGCTGGTGATTTAAGATGAGGAGCTTCCCAAATACCAAGGTGAGCATCTGACATCATTGATGATGCAAGACCCCAATATCGTCGCTTTGTGTTATCTACCGCACCAGCTGCCGTTGTAGCAACTAATGGGAGTTTTACGTGCTTATATTTTGCTTTATACACGTTTGTTACTCCGCTATTTGCAAAATCGGGAGCAGCTACTGAATTAAGATATTCCAATGCTGTATTTACAGTGTTTGGATCATCAGTTGTCCAAAGAATATCGAAAGGAATCGTTACCTTTTCTGCAAAGTTGTTAAGAGTTTCCTCCGCAACCAAGCGTTCCATTCCTTCTAAAGCACCCTTTGAAAGGATTGGATTACCTGCCAAACGATTACGATATGTTGAAGATGAACCAGTAAGAGTGTGTACTGTGCTAAAGAGCGCAAGTGCGTCTCCTACTGAAATATCAACTGCCGAACCATTTTTGTCGGTGTAGGTTGTTGCGGTACCAAATCCAATACGATGTGAAAGATCAAGTTCGAGCCTATTCATTGGCATTTGAGCCAAGTTGGTAAGACGACGAACTACATCTGGATATTTATTAAAGCGACGCATTTCATACGTGATACCAATATCCTTAGCAATACGCTTTACTGAAACTGTTTTGTTGTAGCCAAGCACTACTCTTGCCCTCCCTGCTTGGTTGCCCTGTGCCTTGTTATCTGCATAAAGTTCGAGGTCAATTTCTGTATAGTCTCGAATATTACCAGAATTTTCTGGAACACTCTCCACAACGAAAAGACCTGAACTTTGCGCATTTTTCTCTACCATATCCAACGCTTTACCGAAGATTACTCCAGCAAGGCGTGTGAAGACTTGGAGAGATACGCTATTAAGTTCGATATATGTATTGAAAGTTTGTAATAATTACTAGATTTCATCAGGCAATTTGCAGTGCTTTTTCATATTGCATGGTAAACAAATAGAATCACCTGAAAAAATCTAGTAATTATCTTTAACTATTCAATTGTCAATGTTATTTTTTCTTTCCTTATTCTGCAACCTCTCATAACGAGGACTCCACTGCTGAATTGCTTATTAAGCTCCAGTTACGGTATCTGCTACGACTGGACCATTAAATCCACTCTTAGCAATAACACCGATAATCTTTGTTGAACTAATTATTCCTGTGATAAAGATTTGACGAATAGCAGTATCGCTTATATCAACTCTCATACCACACGAATCACCTGCGAGTACTGAACCACCTCCTGTGGTATCAACCGCGCAATAGCGACCTACATCTGAATCTGATGCACCTCCATCAGAATCAACATCAATAAGCCACTCTACTCCATTTTCTACAGGAACCTCTACGGGGATTGATGACTGTGTAGAATCAGTCAATCCTACGTTAAGACGACATACACCAAGAGGACGATCAGTACTATCGTTTCGTACTGGTTCCAAATTGGCTGAGTCATCTAATTGCACAAGCCCACCATCTCGAAGTTGATTAGTTGTATCAAGCTTCTCGAAGTGCATGAGCTTCGTCTTTCCACGAAACCGAATGAATGCCATTTTAGTATTTTAATTAGTTAATAATGTTTTGATCTTATAACGCTAGATCGGACGAATTTGTCTCATAAACAAAAGCAACGCACACCCTACTGGGTTATGCGTCGCTAATCTTTAGTAGACGAGGATCCTTAACGTGGATTACTCGATTACCTCAATTATAACATATTCTATAAAGCAAGTAAAATTACAAATCCGCAAATTCTGTTATACGGCGAAGGCGAAAAGGAAGTCCGTCTCTCATGATGATCGTAATTTCACCAAATCTAAAGTTGGTACGCAAATTCTTGATCAGTTCTAATTCTTTTTGGTGCAATTCAATCAATTCAATTGTCGTATCACTTTCCGATTGCTTCATCTACGATTTGTTGTTTATTTTTTAAGATCCGATCTATTGCAATCAAATCCACTTCGTCGGGATTATTGGGCTTAGGAATCCAATCACTCCAGAGAAGATTTATGGCCTCTTTTTGATTTGCATCAAGAGATTGATTTAGCAAAGCTGACATATACGAAAGTTCACTCAGTTTAATACCCCATTCTCGCAATACTGCTAACAATACGCTGACCACAGGAACAACACGTTTTTCTCTCAGTTCTGATGCATCACAAGCTGATTCAGAGACTATTTTTTGATACATAAGATCTGAAAAAAGCTCAGATGTTCCGTCCTCAAAAATAACTCTCACAAGTTCTATGTTTCCTGGGGTAAATTCTCCTGTGTTTTCTGTTGTTTTTATTTGTTTACTACCAATATAGGACATTATTTTTTCTTTTTAGGCGTTGATTTAGGCATATCTTTTGGCTTAATGTGCCCAGGTTTTGATTTATAGGGCATCTTTGTTGTATGGGGCATAATTATTTTTTTTTATTTTTAATTGATTTCTTTGGTATGTGTGCTCCCGCCTTGCGCGCGACATCGAGGGCAATAGCAACCTTTTGCTTCTCGCTACGCCCCCCTTCTTCATTAAGTTTCTTCATTATTTTACCAACATTTTTTGTTTTTGGTAGGGGCATAATTTTTAGTTTACGTATTTAGCATCTAACGAAATTTTACGACCATCTGGAAGAACAACATCGAGCGTTATTGCTCCATCCCACTCCTCTTTCCTTCCTGTTACCTGAGCCTCTACTCTTTCATTATAACGTGCGCTGGAAAAAGCAGGATAGCCAGATATTGTATGCTTTTTAGTCTTGTCCTCATTATCTAATACCAAAACTTCATATTCCTGAACCTCACCCATAGTAAGTCCCGTTGTAGGATGTTTCAGCAACTCATCTTTAACTGTTCTCCATCCCACAATAATTCCATCAGCGTATTTAGATAGATTAACGAGCGTCGGTTTCTTTTCTTTTTTATTGTTCTCGTAATTAAATACTCTTCCCTTATCTGCTATTTCGTAAAGCATTTTAAGCTTTTCTTGGTTTTCTTTGTCTTTCTCTTCCAAAGCCTTAATTTTGTCTTGTAAGGCAATAATAGGATCCAGTTGATCTACTTCTTTTATTTCCCCCGCTTCATTTTGATTTGATTTAATTCTTGGCATATTATTTAAAATCCGATTCATCTAATTTTAGTCCGCCAGATTGAGCAAGTTTCTGAGCGAGAGCCTTTTCTTCCGCAGAAAATGGACTTGATTGTTTTATTTGCGGTCTCGATACGCCTCCTGATGAGATAACTCCCATATTCAAAGCGTTTGGCATATCTTGTCGTGTCGCAAGCACCCACGCGTCTCTTAACTTTTTATCAACTTCCTGTTTCGTTGACGCTGGGTCTTGGAGTCTCTTGTAATGATATTCTATTTTTTTCTTTAATTCGTCGTCTTCTGAAGAAAGACTGGAAAGAGATTCTTGATAATAATCCTGCATTACTCCTTCAAGCACTTCCTTTTTAACTAAACCTATTTTTTCATCTATATCTTTCTTTAGTGCTTCCACCTCTTTCTCGGCAGTCTTAGCCTTTTCTCTTAGGTTTGTAAAATTAAGATCTTTGTCTTTTAATTTCTGCAATTCATCCTCTTTTATTTTTAACTGCTCTTGAATTTGAGATAATTCTGTATTTTTAGCATCTTCTATCGCTTTTAATTCCTCTTGAGTAAATACATCAATCTCATTGTTGTTTTCATCTAATATTTTCATTGTTTGACTTTAGTTATTTATTAACGTGTCATTAACGGCGAACACGAGCCGAGTAAATATACTATCGCCGACCTTATAGTTCTGATAAAGGACTATTTTTATCAAAATTGTTTTGTACCCCTCGTTCCATGTGTTCATTATGTGCCTGTTTTAAGTGTTCAAGGATAATATCTAATCCATTAAATGTACCTCTTGCAAAAATAACTCTTTCCCACGTTTCTGCTTCATTTGAAGCGTACATAAGTTGTGCGTAAAGAAATCTTTTAAGAGTTTTCTCTAAACGGGGAAATATTGCACTAATGGCGGCACAATATTCTTTTCTTTCTGTTTCAGATTCTTCTTTATGCTCTACATCAGATAAGTCAATACTCGCTAGCGAATGGCGTATAAGTTTGATTGATTCTTGATCCATTATGCTCCAGTTTGTAATCCTGTTTTAATAGTTTGTCCTAATGCCCCCTCAGCAGTTGGAAGATTTACACGAGGAGAAACGGATGGTGTTCCTTGTGTGCCAGATGCCATTGCTTGCTCTTGCATTGTCTGTTGCATTGTTTGATCAGAGGATTTAAATAGTTTCTTTGGATCCTCATTCCATACTGAAGAAAATCTCTCAGCTAGATAATCCATATTTAACATGGGACCAAAAAGCATAGCATCGGTAATTTCTGCGCGGAATAAAAGCTTTTCAATCTCACTAGATTTCTTTTCTTTGGGTCTTACCACAATCTGCCATGTAAGTTTTGCGGAATTAAGTTCATTAGGATTAAGAAAGATAAGACGTATTGGTTGTCCTTGTTCTGCAGTAAGTATATTCTCTGCCTGCATAATATCTCCTGGGGTCGGCATTTGATCTGTAGGAACTACAATCCTTCTTCCCATACCTTCACCTTCAACAGGTCTTTCCACGCTTACTTTCCTATACCTAGAACGTAAAACTCCTCTTGCTTCGTCCACGGTTTCTCCATCTTCGGCAAACCAATTAGCAAGAATGTTTTTTAAACGTAGCCATTCAAGTTTCCATTCAAGCATTGAAACTGAGAATACAGTAAGTCCTAACACCATCTTTGCTTGTCTTTGAAGTTCAATAACCTCTGTTGCCGTGGTACTTCCGGGCTGGGCTTGTCCGCTAAAGGTAGGAGATGTTGTTTCCGCATTGATACTCTCTTGTATCTCTTTAATCATCGCAAGTTCTGAGTTCGTCATCCCCTGAGATTCCTTTTCACTTAATGGCACAAGAGTACCCGCCTGAATCCCATGGGTGATCTTTCCCGGCATAAATACTCTATTCGATAAGATACGCCCAGAGTTATTAAGATAGGGTGGCATAAAAGACTTTTGAGTCTTTAATACGCCAAGTCTTAATAATTCATCTAATAACGCAACCTTATTTCGTATTCTTGCTACAAGGGATTTTCCGTAAGCGAATTTTGAATGAATTGGCTCAAGATTTTGCTGGGCGATATTATATTCATCAAATCCATAAGGGAGTGGTAAACCAATAGGAGTCATTAACGTTCCATTCAAAACTACCGCAAATTCGTTATTCCACTTGTCTTGATAACGAAGAATCTCAACATACCCATCTTTTGTTTCTAAGAGTCTCCAGTCTGGATTTAAAATATTAAGCTCTGTGGAACTAAAATGTTGTAGTTTCTTAGGCACATTATCCCAACGTTCCCATTCTCCAAACATCATCTTTGCTTCCTCGTATGGTTTTATATCAACAGTAAAGATAAATGGCTGATCTGATATATCGTATTTTGTAATATCTCCTAGATAGACATTAATTCCTGGAATGATAGTTCTTGCTGGACGAGCAAATGCTTTCTCAATCTTTTCATCCCAGCTAGCTCCTTTTATCTTGCCATCAAAATCCTTCTTCATTTTCTTGCTCTTTTTCGTTTTTTCATCCCAACATTCTTCTACAAAGACAGTTCCATGTTTCAAGAGTTCATAGTGTCTTAGGTATTTTCCTTCATCATCATTGTCTAATTCATTGGTTTTAAGGATTATATCTTCCATGGCATCTCCTAGTGCTTGTACTTTCAAACCATCCTCATTATAGGCAGATATATCTCCTCCGAGATTTAGGTTCACAAGAGCAGAAAGTAAAGCAAAGAGCTTCTGCCTGATCGTTCCCGATTGAAAATTAGTATCTTCCTTGTTCTTTTTAGGGGCTATAAATGTGTTTGCAGCTCTTTCGTTAGCCTCGTAATAGGTTATGTAATCCATCCCGTCAAATTCATCATGTTGCATATCTCGAATGTTTTTTGCTTGTTCCATTCGAGTTCTAAGCCCCTTTAGATATTCTCTTTCATCCTCTGAATAAAGGGGTTGTTCGATAATTTCTGCTGGTTTTTCTAATAGTGGACTTTCTATTTTCATAAATTATTAAAAATTTCCTAGTACGTCATAATTATACCATTTTTTATATTTCATTGAAAGGCGAATATCGCTCAAACTTCGTAAGGGGTTGGCTTCTCTCTTCTTCTATGTGAATAGTCCCCGATGGATCTGTAAATGTATACGTCAACATAAGCGCATCCGCCACGTCGGGGCTTTCTATTCCATTCGCCCTCATTTCTTCTTTGCTCATTATTTCAATCTTGCCTCTCCTGCCTTCTAACCGTGTTCTGTATTTAATCTGCGCCAACTGAAACCAATCATCGTTCTTCTCTAGTTGGATCTTTCCGCTTTTAATATCTTGTCGCAGTCTCCAGTATGCTTCCGCCCTCAAATTCATATATTCCTCGCTGTTGTTGGCCTTCTGCCCCACGTTTATCCCATATACATTTTCAAGATCAACCCTCATGGTCTGGTAATACCCTTCTCCAATTCCAACCTTATCGATCCAATATCCTAACGGCATCATCCCTTCTGTATCTTTGAGCTTGTTTTTGAAATTAATGATTTTTTCAGAGAACTCCCATTGGTTCAATATCTTTTCTTTAAACAGAATTGCCGCATAATTCCTATACCGTTTTACCACAGTATTAAAGTTATTACCCTCGCCTGATGGGTCGCACCCTATTTTCAAAAATCCAAATCCAGTTCCATCTTTTACAAAAGCCCTCTCAATATCTTCTTCGGTAAGCAATGATGACCATCCCTTATCATCTATCGCATCCGCATCGGGAAACTTAACGTCATACAACACATCAAACCCTGGCTTGCTTCTCGCCTTTTCAATCATTTCCTGTGTATATCTTCCCTCCTCTATGCCCTTTTTATAATCAAAGTGGATAAGTGCATAATCGGGATCTTTGTGGCTCTTGAAAAAGTGGTTTCTATAAAAGGGATTCCCTATTTTAATATACAAATGCTTTGTCGTGGAAAACCCAGCAATCATACGAAATATCTTTGCTTCGGTTACATCATCCACCAACGCCGCCTCATCTAACACCACAAATGGCGCACCAAATCCCATAATGGCATTACCAGCTCCCTGCTTGTTCCTTGAATCTGTGGTAAACACTCTTACTTCGAACCCAGATGAAAACGTAAGCGTAGTTCTACTTCTCTCTTGTTTAAGCTTGTCTAATGATGTCTGTGTTTTCAACAACTCTCTCGGTATTACGTTCTGAAGCGCAAAATCAATCAGATAATCCATGATAATCTGTGCTTTTTCTCCTGTTCCTGCCACGATAGCCCATTGCTCCTTCTTGCTACACCTCATCAAAATAGCAGCCGCCACCGCAGCACTTTTTCCAAATCTAGTGGGGGTTTCTATCTGTACTAACTTCTTGTTATCTATACCTAGATCAAGAATACATCCAATAATCTTCCTTTGGCTTTCGGTAAAGGTAATTTTCTCTCCCAATTCGTTGCTGAATGAGTAGATTTCTAAAAGCTTGTTTACTTTCTCCGAGCTAGTCATCTAATACCTTGTTTAATTTAGTAAGGAAATCTTTTAATTCATCAGAAGCGCCAAGATCCAAAGTTCCTTTTGGCATACCGTCAAAGTAATTCCATATCAATCGCATAATCGTAGGATCTTTCTCAATAATTGCCTTATGGAGAATGCTTTTTACAAATGCTTCTTCGTAAGTATATTCCTTCCCATCAGCAATCTTCTCCATTGCTTCACGAACTTTAGTGGTGAAGTTCCTTACTCCTGCTGGTCTGCCATTTAAGTTTCTTCGTGGATCATCCCCTTCTTTAAATGGAATACCACGCACTTCTTTCGCAGTTTTAGCTGCTTTTTCTCCACTCAATTTCTTTTCCATTCTTTTTTATTGATTCATTCCCTGTGTAATCTACGTACCTTTGTACTATTACGTCTATGTATTTGGGGTCTAACTCCATACCGTAACAGATTCTATTAGTTTTCTCACACGCTATTGTTGTAGTGCCCGTACCACAAAATAAGTCCAAAACCATACTATTCTCAATATATCCCTTCAATATAAACTTATTAACTAATTCTACTGGATATGTTGCATTGTGTATTTTAGCATTCTTATTCTCACCACTTGCAGTTTTAGTTTCTACGAGATTACTGAATGTGCCCCTAAACGGCTTATTACCCCATTTTCTATTATTCTTTTGTCCATATAATACAACTGGTTCTACCCATCCGTGATTTTCTCCTTGAAATAATAAGATATTTTCTACTTGGCTATTTGCCACATTCATTGCCATTGCTGGTGCAACTGTATTTTTCTTCCAAAAAAATATATCTTTGAAATAATCAGCAAGCTCTGCCAGAAATAATGCAATATCTTTCTTATTATTTGCTAAAATCTGTAAATTAACGAAGCAATCTGTAGCATATTGGATTGAAAGTCTTGTGCTATCCACTAGCAACTTTCTATATTCTTCTAAATTGTCATCACTATTTTCATATTTACTATTCTTACCCTCGTATCCCAAATTATGACCAACATTATAT